AGGAATGATTCGAATTACGCTTCCGTCGGCTTGCTGCTGCTCCCATTCGCTACGGCCCAAGGTAACGGTAATCTCCGCAGAACTTGACGCTCGACGAAAGACTACCGTCCTTGAGACATGCGCGGAAAGAGTATCAAGAAGCCACTCTACACCGTCGCCAAGTAAATCAGCCATTGGTTACGACCAATCGTCAATACTGGTTCGTGTTCCGTTAAGGTCAACATAGACGATCGCAGGGCCGCTAACCTTTGCGTAAGCTGCCGTGCCGATTAAAATCTTACCGGCTCCGGAGGTTGTTGCCGCAACCTGCGTTGATTCAGTCAAGTAAACCAAATCGCCAGCGGAAAAAGTAGTCGAGGTTCCGCAATCAACCGCGAAGACTCCTGATACTTGTCCGCGAGCAATGCGACCGTTCTCAACTCCGGATAGAGCGGTGATAACCATCGCTTTACCGTCTGCGGAGAGAATAATGTCGCCGCTATCAAGTGCTGCCGAGGCAGTCACCTGTCGTTCATCTGCACTGTGATATAAAACTGCTGCCATCTTATAGGCTCCAAATTACGAGGATTTCTTTTTACTTACTTTTTGCGATTCAACTTGAGAGGGTGGTTCTGTTTGAACTTGCTTGGCCCAACCGACGCTAAGAAGCGACTGAACGACGCCAGGATCTGCCCCGGAAACATCCATTCCTTCGGTATACAACTTGCCGTAAATCTCAACATCACGAACTAAAACAATCTTAAACACAAAACACCCCCTCTAAAACTTGCCGCCGAGTGACCCGGAGGGGCCAAGCCACCCGGCGACAAGTGCCAACAAAAACTACAAGCTAGCAGATTGGTTGTAGACAAATCCGCGCCAATCAAGAGCTTTCGCTCCGATGTAGTGGCGAACGTCAATGTTCAAACCAAATCGACCGTTTACCAGTTCCGTTGTGCGAACGACTGGTGCGCGGCCTGCGCCTTGAAGATAAACAAATTCAATCGTATGAGCTTCTCGGCTGACTAAATACCAAGTCGAGGTTGAACCGCTGCGGCTTGTTCCGGCGACTGGATCGACAACACCGTTCGCCAAGCGAGCTTCGCTCACAGCTACGATACCGTAAGCAGCAAGCGGGTTGATTTCACCCTCGTTCGCTGAAGTTGTTGCGTTGCGAGTCGATTGAGTCAACTGAATTGCTAAGTCCATCAAATCAGGAGGTACAACGATATGACTTGGAGCCAGATTGAGCGTCGCCTCTCCATCCTTAAACTTGGACATTGCAGCAATAGCAGCAGAAAGGGTTGCACGGCTAAGAGCCGCACTACCAAACTTGTTGCCGTCAGTGGCATTGAACAGGTCGCGGCTAGTTGCCGATAAAGTCGGGTTAGCGAGCAAAATGTTCGCGCCAAGATCAGGACGCAAACGAGCAGCAGCTAAACCGAAATCTCTCGGAGTGTCGGCAAGCTTTTGGAAATTGTCGCCCAGAAGATCGGCTTCGTCGACTTCCATTTGGCGAGCGAATCTTTCGACTCGGATATTTTCTGCCAGAGTCGATCGGTAAGCGTGTGCAGCTTCGCCGCCGATTGGAAGATAAGCCAAGTTCTGAGCGGCAACCATGCGGATTCGTTCATGGTTTTCCATGTCCGGATTTTCACTTTCGGTCGTCCAACCAGCAGTGAAGTCGCGAACCTCGTTGTAACCTTCAAGCACCTTTGCGCCGATGGTTGCTCCGTAAAGATTGCTAACCGCACCAGTTGAAAATGCTGCTCGCAGCAAATCAGTTCGATCAGCTGGAACTTCTTTCCCGGCAACTCGCAAAGCGTGAGCAGTTAGCTCAAGCAAAGAGGCGTTGCGAAGCTTATAGGCAGCGTCAAGAACTTGATTCTTGCTGTCGCCCGAAGCCTTGAGCCAATCCATTTTGCAAGCGTCGCGGAAATTGCGAGTTGACCACTTAGACGATTCAACGTCCGCGCGGCCTCGCATCAACATAGCGGCTTGCAAAACCGGCATCGAAACGCTACCGCTGCTCTTGCTGTGGATCGCTGGGCCTTGTGGGCGGCTTCCACGGCTAGCACGAAGCTTTTCAACCTTTAGGCACTCAAGTTCGGTTCGCTCAAGCGACCAACCTTTTTCGATCGCGAAAGCGGCAAGATCAGTTTGCTTGCTTCCGACGCTGTAAGTTGGCTTGCCATACTTGGCGCAAAGTCGGCTAATGTCTCCAGCTCGCTTGGCTTCTGCTGCCAATTCTGCGCGAAGACTTACCTTTTTGCTGGCCGAAGCTTTCTTGGAAACGACTTTTTCTTCGTCCATTTCGGCTTCAACTTTTTCTTCTTCCTTCATGTCTTCCGCCATTACTTCGGGTTGATCTTCAGCGACAACCTCCGGTTCTGGCATCCCTTCTTCCATAACTTCGCCGTACTGCTTCATAAGTACAGCCTTCGCGTCTTCGGACAAGCTCGCAGGGTCAAAGCCTAGCGATGCTAGCCATTCCTCAAAAGTTGGCATGGTATTGCTCCTATTGCCTAACATCGCCAAGATTTTCGCTTCCGTCTCGCTGTCTCCTGGCACCGTAACAAACGAGATTTCTTCCAAACTGGAAGATGTAACAACTAACACAGGCCCATCAAACGAACGGCCATTTACTTCAACTTTTTGCCCTTCGGCGAATGTTTCATAGTCAGTGATTGAAAGACCAACTGAAGCTTTCCACGGGAAGCCAGCCTTGCCGGATTCAATCAACTCTTGCGAGTCTTGATTGCTAATTGAGAAAATCCCATCTGCAATAAGCTCGGTTGTCTTCTCAATTGCTGTTGTATGGCCTACCGGGCGCGATGTATCATGGTCGCGATGAACTGGCAAAGCTTGTCCGTCGATGACCATACCAGCTAAATCAGCGACAACAGGCCCCGACCAATTGATTGCAAGGTGAGGGTACATCACGCCACCCGAATAAGCAAAAAGCTTAAACTTCGGTTGACCTTCGGCGGTTAGTTCGCACTTACCTTGCGCGTTGAATCTTAACTTGCTCATGCCTTAGCGACTCCAACAATAATCGGCTGAATATCTATGATCGTTGTTGTTATCGCGTAACCTATTTGCCCGATAAATTGACCGCTCGTAATATCGCCGAGAGGACAGATTGCGCCTTTGGTCGCACTTACAACGTAAGGCGTCCCAATAGCGACCGTCGCACCAATAACGATCTGGCCTTTTTCGGCTCCGTAAAAGTAACCATCAAGAGCCGCAGGAAGTAAAGCGACTCCCTTGATCGCCGCTTTTGCGACGCCATCGTTTGCGTCCGTTTGATAGGCTTTCCCATCCGTGGTGCTAACGTAATACGGTTGACCTTGCGTAATCGCTTCACCAGCTTGACGAAGTTTGGTTAGCGTGTTGTCGTCGCCGATCTTCACGTTTGCGGCGGTAATCGATAAATCAGCCATTAACGCCCTCCCTCTTATCTGCGGCGTCCATTTGCTCGTTTAGCTTGTTTGCCCATGCTTGGCCCGAATCGCCGCCCCATAAAGCCCATGCGATTCTCCCGGCACTCGGAAAGCCTTTTTCACCCGGCGAGAATCCTTCGCCTTTTTTGTCAACTTCGTGACGATCAAAGTAGGCTTTCATGCGCTTCGCGGTTTCCGGCGAGATGTTTTTGCCGTTGCTCAAATCGCGTGCTCTGGCAACCCCAACTTCCGTTCCGCCTCGATTGAATTCGCGACGCCATTCCAAACCCTTCTTTGCTTCTTCCCGAACGCCTTGCGGTGGTGAGAAGTCAATATGATCGTATCTAGCAGCCGCCGTAAGCTCTTGGCTTTCGTCTTCGGGTATCGAATCAACCGAACCGTCGGAAGCGTCATCTAAAAGAAGCTTGACGTTTTCGGGACTCAAACCGACACCCGATAGAAAGACCTGCGCAATGTTTCGAGTAATTGAACCGCTTGCGTAGTCTTTAAGAACATCCATGATCGCTTTGCGATTGCGATTCCATTGCATTCGCGAAAGCCCCATAAACTCACCCGATGCGATAGGTTCGGCGGCTTGTGCTTCTGTCTCGGCTTGCGCTTGCTGGTCTGCCATCTGCATAACCATAGCTTGCTCTTGCGTAACGGTGCCCCATCGCTTGCGTCGCTCGATCTGTTCTTCCATCTGACGATAGAACGTATCGGGGTCGATATTGTTCATCGCAAGGTATTGGGCTTCCGTCATCAAGCCTTCTTTAATCAAGCTTATCGCGACGTTCGCATCATCAATCGGATTGATACTTTCGCGCGGCGGCCAAGTCCATCGATGCGGGATTTCTTCAACGGTTGCAAGCGGCAAGTAGCCGGGAATCAAAACCGCCTCGTCTAGCCACCAATCAAAGATGCGATCTAAGCAGTCGGTCTCCCATTCTTCGCGGGTTATCTTGACGTCGTGCCAATAGATTTGGTCATCCATCTTTGCGGATGAGTAGTTGTAGGCGGCAGAACTTCCTAACGTCTTATTCATCGGCATATGGAGACAACGTGCAATCTCCATCAAGATCGCATCGCGGAAACCTTCATAGGTGCTTGTCGGCTGCTCTGGCCGGAACTGCGACATCTGGTAGCCTTGCGGAAGTGCGGTCATCATCCCGCGATCAATCTGAGTGCTCGAAAACGGCAAGACCGATTCGCCGGTTGAGTCGTAAGCGTTCGCGGCGGTTTGGATAACGGCAGCAAAGTCGGCAGCAATTTCCGCCGCTTTTATCGTCGCGTAGGTGTATCTTCGAAGATCCGCAAAGAGCGGAAGTGCCGGTGTTACTTCGGGTATTCCGCGAGCTTGCCCCGGTCGATTGCGCCGAAACATATGAATCATGTCATCGGTGTAAATATCTTCTTTCTCAAACGAATTGAGAACCCACATATCACCAGGATGCTGTTTTAAAACATGGTAGATTGTCGGATTGTTGTACTGGTCGAAAACGATGCCATCGACGCGCCCCGGTCGCCCCTCAATCCAGCCCGGTGTTGAAACTTGATCGGCTTCAATCAACTGAAGATCAAGCGTGACCCGTCCGCGAAGCTGCGGATTATTCACTCGCAGGATGAAGGTTTCGCCGTCAACAATTTGAGCGAGTCTAGCCGTTCTCAATTTGCGATAGAGGCTAACTTGCTTGGCCCATTGAGCAAATTTACTTTCAATTTGGCGACTAACGACCGTATCACCAAGCAAAACCTGAAGGCTTGGCCCGGTCGAGATCGTATCGTTAGCGAGCGTCTTTACGATTCCGTTTCCGAAGGAATTGCTTTGCAAGCACTCGTAACGCGCTCGTTCTCGTAGGGTCTTTCGAACTTCGTAAGTATTCGCCGCCGTCGCTGAAAGATCGTCAGCGTAACGCCAATGCCTAGCGTTATCGGTGTTTGTTCTAGCAGCGTCATAGGCAGCTTCCAGCGACATCGCATTGCTGCGAATCTTCGCAAGCTCTGCTGCTATCTTATTTTGCTTCGGAAGTTGTCTACCGTACTGATCTAGGATCAACTTGTTACTCCAGTGGAGCCCCGTTCTTGATTTTCGAGAAGATCATTCCGCGCCAAGGACTTGACGTGTTTGCATTTGCTGCTTTGTGTCGATCAGCATCAATCAATTCCTGTGTGCTTGCTCTTGTCGCAGAAGTTCCGTCAACCGAAACGCTCGACGGCTTCGCGGCTGCGGCTGCTATTTCTTCGGGTGTTAGTGTTCCATCTGGGTTCGGCATTAGTAGAGCCTAACGCTTTCTTGAGCGTAGCCGACGTTGGCGACCATTGCGGATGGGCTAGTTCCAGAAGCACGACTCAAACGAAGCTTGCCTTTGGGTAGCTCAAAGACTTTGTAACCTTTTGCGCTCAAAGCAATGTTCGTCGAGCTTGCATATTTCTCGGTTACGGTGTAATAGGTCGTCCCGTTATCCGGAGAATACTGGAGCGTATAGGTTGCTCCGTCGAAAGTTCCGGCCATGAACAAGACGCCAGAACCGCCGCCCCATTCAAGAGCGTCGCCGGTTGTTGCAGTCGCGGGTATGTTGATTGTAAGCATCTCTTGGCCTCCGAACGTCAAGTATAGCTTACTTGTCAATCTTTACCCGTGACGCCTCTTTAAGGCTTCTTCTCGCATCTCGGCAAGACTTCTCGGCGCGACTCGCTTGAGAGGCTTTTCGTGACCGCGAAGCGTAACGCCGCAAACGCTAGCCGCTACGAACGCCATAGAAAGGCAGTCGAGATAATGGTTATCGCGGTTTGGGATCTCTTTCCACTCGACGACTTCTCGCCCGCTTCCCGGTTCAACCTTCGGAACTTCCGCTGTTAGATGATCGGCCAGCATCCGATGACGCATCGGAGAAGCTTTATACAACATCAAAGCACCTTGCTCTCCGTCGGGCTGCTGTAGTCTTGCGTGAGAAAACGACTTCCAGTAGTTCGTATCGGCGATAACGTGTCGAGGCTGCTGATTCTTTGTTGTCGTCGCGGTAATCTTCCAGTGATCTCCAGCAATCTCACCCGGCTTGCGCGGCCAAGCGTTAATCGGCGTTTGATTTGCTTTAACGCCTCGACCGTGCCACGGAAGCCAAAGTGTTTTTTGTTCGGATTGACGGACGAAAGAATAGATTGTTTCGGTGCTAGGCCCGTAGTTCGCATCAATGACAATCCGTTCAATGTTTAGCGGCGCGCCGTCATCCCGAAGGTATTGTCGCGATAATAGGAAGCTTTCAAATCTCCTGAGTCCTGCGAGCCAAGCGGCCTCCTTGCTTCCT